AACTGGTACATGCTTCCGAAAAACCCGTCGCCCTCGTCGACCAATTACTCAGAGCACACCCCAACACGACCGTACTTGACGCGTTCTGTGGATCGGGGTCGACGTTAGTCGCGGCGAAAACACTTGGGCGGGCGGCGATCGGGATCGAAGTCGATGAGCGGACCTGCGAAGTCGCCGCGATGCGGTTACAACAAGACGCGTTGCCCCTGGAATTGGGGGCCGTATGAGTCAACATCGGGTGCATACGTACGCACGCGACGTACTGCGCGGGCGGATCGTCGCCGGGCCGCTCGTCGTCAAGGCGTGCGAACGGCACGACCGCGACCGCGTCGAGGGCGCGCGCAAGGGGTTTGTCTTTTCCCCCGCCGCCGCGAGTCACACGATCGACTTTATCGAACAGTGGTGCAGGTTGCCCGACACGGTCGACGAGCACGGCGACCCGGTCGCGTTCGTCCTGCAACCCTGGCAAGCGTTTATCGTCGGATCGTTGTTCGGGTGGATCCTCGCGAGCGGGCACCGTCGATTCCGTAACGCGTACATCGAAGTCGGCAAGGGCAACGGGAAAACCCCGTTGCTCGCGGCGATCGGGTTGTACGGCCTCACGTCCGACGGGCAAGTCGCGCCGCAAATTTACGCCGCCGCCGCCGACCGCGATCAAGCGATGGTGATGTTTCGCGACGCGGTGCGGATGGTCGACGCCTCGCCCGCGCTCGCCGGGCGGATCCTCAAGGCGGGGATCCAACAGGTCCATAACATGTCGTACGGCCTCGGGTTTTTCCGGCCGTTCTCGCGCGAGCAATCCAGCAAGTCGGGCACGCGGCCCCATATGGGGTTGATCGACGAATTGCACGAACACCCGAACGCCGACACGGTCAACAAAATGCGCGCGGGCGCGAAAGGCAACCTCGACGCCCTGTTTCCCGAGATCACCAATTCGGGCGTCGACCGCACGTCGATTTGTTTCCAGCATCACGAACACAGTCGGCACGTGCTCGAGGGCTCGGTCGAGGATGAACGGTGGTTTGCGTACGTGTGCGCGCTCGACGAGGGCGACGCCCCGCTCGAGGATCCCGCGTGTCATATCAAGGCCAACCCGAATCTCGGGATCTCGATTCAACGCGAGTACCTCGCCGACCAAGTGTCGGCCGCGAAAAACATCCCGGGCGAAACGAATACGGTACTCCGGTTGAATTTTTGCGTGTGGACGCAACAACACACGCGCGCGATCGATATGGACGCCTGGCGGCAATGCGCGCCGCCGCCGCCCGACGCCGAGCTCGTCGGCGTGCCGTGCTATGGCGGCCTTGACCTCGGGATGTCGGATGACTTTACGGCCTGGGTGCGGGTGTGGACCCTCGACGACGGCCGCGTCGTGGTGAAGTGCCGGTTTTGGTTGCCGTCGGCCGCGTTGATCAAATACCCGCATCGGCCGTATGCGTCCTGGCAACGGCGCGGGTTGTTGACGGTGACCGAGGGCGCGACCACCGATTACGACACGGTCGAGGCGACGGTCGGGGCCGACTGTCACGCCGACGGCGTGCGATCGGTCGCGTATGACAAACGCTTCGCCGAACAACTCGCGCAACACTTGATCGGCGACGGCGTCGACATGGTCGACCAACCGCAAGGGTTTCAACTCACCGAGGCGATCCGCCGCAAAGGCGAGCTCGTCGCGGCCCGGGCCCTTTGTCACGGCGACGATCCGATCCTCGCCTGGATGGCGGCGAATTACGTGATCCGGCACGGCATGCGCGGCGACACGCGCCCCGACAAAGACAAGGCCGCCGACAAGATCGACGGGCAAGTCGCGCTCGATATGGCGCTCGCGATCTGGATTCGGCAACCGTCGACCGCGCCGCCCGCGTATCAAATGATCGTGTTTGGGGGGACGCCATGAGCGAGAAACGCCCGCGCGGTCGCCCGCCGATCGACCCCGCCGATCGCTCGGTGCAGTACTCGATCAAGATCCCGGCGAAACAATTCGAGGACGCGACGACCCGCGCCCGCGACGAACGGTTGACCCTGGCCGACTGGATTCGCCGCATGTTGCGCGAGGGCCGCGATCCCGGGAATTAAGAAAGCTTAAATAGGTACGGCGGCCGCGCGGGTGCACGCTAGGTCACCCGCCCATGCTCGCGCACGAATACGCCGTCCTGCACGTCAAGGCGATCGACGAGGGCGCGCGCACGTTTTCGGGGATCGCCACAACCCCGACGATGGACCGGCAAGGCGATATCCTCGAACCCCTCGGCGTCAAATTCTCGAACCCGGTCGCGCTGCTGTTTCACCACGACCGCGAGCGGCCGATCGGCACGGCGACCCTTGGGACGCCGACGCCCGAGGGGATCCCGTTCACGGCGACGATCCCGACGATCCTCGAGGCGGGCCCCCTGCGCGATCGGATGGATGAGGCGTGGGGATCGATCAAGGCCGGGATCATTCGCGGCGTGTCGGTCGGGTATCGCATTTTGAAGGACGGGGCCGCGTTGCTCAAGGCCCCGGGCCGGTTGCATCTCAAAGCAACCGAGATTATCGAGCTCTCGCTCGTCGTGATTCCGGCGAACGTCGAGGCGACGATCCTCGCGATCAAGTCGCTCGACGCGCCGATCCTGGCCGCGTCAGGCCCCCATGTATCCGGCGTTGCGGATCCCTTGCCCGTAGTCCGGGTGAAAGTGTCGCCCCCCATGGCCGAACAGACGTACGCCGAAAAAATCACCGCGCTCGAGAACAAACGCGCCGCGACCCTCGGGGCCCTGAATGAGATTCAGACCAAGGCCGAGGGGCGGACCAAAGAGGCCGACGAAAAGGAAAAATTCGACGGGTTCACGCTCGAGATCAAGTCCATCGACGCCGAGCTCGCCGACCTGCGCGCGCTCGAGGCCCTCAACGCGGCCGCCGCGAAACCCGTCGCCGTCGTCAGCGGCACCAAGGCCGCCGCCGACGCGCGATCGGGCGTCTCGGTGCAGGTCACGAGCATGTTGCCCAAGGGCACCGCGTTTACCCGCTATTGCATGGCGAAGATCGTCGGCAAGGGGTCGAACGCCGACGCGATCGAGCACGCGAAAATGTGGCGCGACTCGACGCCCGAAGTCGAGCTCGCCCTCAAGGCGGCCGTCGCGGCGGGCACGACGACCGACGCGACGTGGGCGGGCCCCCTCGCCCCGTTGACGCCGCTCACGAGTGAATTTCTCGAACTGTTGCGCCCCGCGACGATCCTCGGCAAAGTGCCCGGGTTCCGGCGCGTGCCGTTCAACGTCTCGATCGCCTCGCAAACCGGGGGCGGGACGTATCAGTGGGTCGGGCAAGGCGCGCCGAAACCCGTCGGCAAACTGCAATTCGGATCGGTCACGCTCGCGATCACCAAGTGCGCGGGGATCATCGTGATCACCGAGGAACTCGCGCGCGTGTCGACGCCGTCGGCCGAGGCCGTGATCCGGCAGGACATGATCAACGGGATCGCCGCGTTTCTCGATACCGAATTCACCGATCCGACCAAGGCCGCCGTTGCGGGCGTCTCGCCGGGCTCGGTCACCAACGGCGTCACGCCGATCACCACGGCGGGGCCGACGCCCGCCAACGCGCGGACGGATATTCAGGCCCTCGCGAACGCGATGACGCTCGCGAACATTCCGATCGGCGGGGCCGTCGTCCTGATGTCGGCGACGAATATGTTGGCGCTCGCGTCGTCGCTCAACGCCCTCGGCCAACCGTTGTTCGCGAATATCGGCGTCAACGGCGGCACGGCCCTCGGGTTTACGTTCATTCCGTCGCAAGCGATGGGGACCACGGTCGCGATGATCCAGCCTGACGCCGTGTTGTACGCCGTCGATGGCGGCGTCACGATCGACGTGTCGCGTGAGGCGTCGGTGCAAATGGATTCGGCCCCCGACAATCCGGCCCTCGCCACAACGGTCCTCACGTCCCTTTGGCAAAACAACCTCGTCGGCCTGCGCGCCGAGCGGTTCATCAACTGGAAAAAGGCGCGCGCGGGGGCCGTCCAATACACGGTCGCGACGTATACCGCATGAGCGACGCGCCGATTGCGATGATCGTCACGCGGGGCGGGTACTGGCAGGGCCAGTACCCGCACGCGGGCGACACGATTCAGGTCGACCCCGAGCTCGTCGAGCGGCTCGAGCTCACGGGGTTCGCCGTCAGGAGTACCCCGAGATGGCCGACGCCCCCCGACCCGGCACCCGCGCAACCGGCGACTCGATCGACGTCGTCGCGCGAACCTATCACACCGAAAACGACGTCGAGCACGCCGAAGGCGACGCGTACCCGGTAACCGATCGGGCCCTCGCCGAGACGTTGCGCGCGATCGGGTTTGTCTCCATCGAGGGCTGGACCGAGGCCCCGCCGCCCGCCGCGCCCGTGCTCGCGAGTCTCACGCCGTCGACGGCCGTCGCCGGGTCGGCGGGGATCACGCTCGCGGTCGCCGGGACCGGGTTCACGGCGGCCGATGTCGTCGCCTGGAACGGCGCGCCCGTCCCGACGACGTTTGGGTCGGCGACGGCCCTGTCGGCGACGATCGACGCGGCCGCGCTCGCGGCCCCGGGCGATGTCCCGGTCACGGTCGGCGCGAGTAACGCGTTGCCGTTCACGGTGACGGCGGCCCGCTGATGGCGACGTTTGGCGCGACCGTGCTCGGGCGGCGGGTCGAGCTCTCGGTCAAGGCCGCGCCGCCCATGCAGGACGTCGGCGGCCGATCGTCGTCGTGGTTCCCGATCGTCGTGCGCGAACCCTTTACGGGCGCGTGGCAACTCAACATGGAAGCGCGGCGCGATGTCGCGTTGACCTATTTCGCCGTGTTCGCCTGCGTCACGTTGATCGCGTCCGATATCGGGAAACTCACGCTCCAATTGCTCGCGCAAACCGATGACGGGACGTGGCAGGAAACGAACAACCCCGCCTTTTCGCCCGTGCTCCGCAAACCGAACCGCTACCAGACGACCCACAAGTTTGTCGAGCAATGGATCACGTCGAAACTCGCGTGGGGCAACACGTACGTGTTGAAACAACGCGACCAACGCGGCGTCGTCGTCGCGTTGTACGTGCTCGATCCGGCGTGCGTGCGGCCGCTCGTCGCGCCCGACGGCGGCGTCTATTACGAGTGCTCGCGCAACACGATGGGCGGCGACCTCGCCGGGATCGAGACGACCTCGATCACCGTGCCCGCGCGCGAGATCATCCACGATACGATGGTCTGCTTGTTTCACCCGCTGGTCGGGGTCTCGCCGATCTACGCCTGCGGGCTCGCCGCGATCCAAGGGCTCGCGATTCAAAACAACTCGTCGAAATTTTTCGCCAACGGCAGCAACCCGGGCGGCGTGCTCACCGCCCCCGGCGCGATCGACGACGCGACCGCGCAACGCCTCAAAGACTACTGGACCACCAATTTCAGCGGCGACAACGTCGGCAAAGTCGCCGTGCTCGGCGACGGCCTCAAGTACGAGGCGATGGTGATCAACCCGGTCGACGCGCAATTGATCGAGCAACTGAAATGGACCGGGGAAACCGTCTGTAGTTGTTTCCACGTCCCGTCGTTCATGATCGGCCTCGGGGCCGCGCCGCATTTCGCGACCGGCGTCGAACCCCTGTTGCAGCTCTATTACTCGCAATGTCTGCAATCGTTGCTCACCAATTTTGAACAACTGTACGACGAGGGGGTCGGCCTCGCCGACCCGATCAACGGCACGCAATACGGCGTCGCGTTCGATATCGACGATCTCGTGTGGATGGACACGGCGACGAAAACCAAGGCCGCCGCCGACGCGATCGGCGCGGGCGCGATGGCCCCCGACGAGGCCCGGTGGAAGTACTTCGGCCTCGGGCCCGTCACGGGCGGCGACACGCCGTACATGCAACAGCAAATGTTTTCACTCAAGGCCCTCGCGCAACGCGACGCGGCCGACCCGTTCGCGAAACCGGCCCCCGCCCCCCTGGCCGCGCCCGCCCAAACGGCCGCGCCGACGCCCTCAGGCGATCACGTCAAACATATCGACGTCGTCGTCGGCGCGTTGCTCGCGCGCGCGCTCGAGGCCGTCGCATGACCGCCGACGAGCTCGCCGCCGTCGTCGCCGGGATCGCGCCGATTGTGCGGAAGTACGTCGCCGATCAACTCGCCGCGTCGGCGACCGCGCTCGAGGCGCGGGTCGCGACGTGTGAACTCTCCCTCGGCGTGCGGGTCGCCGCCCTCGAGGCCGCCCCCGCGCCGCGTGACGGCCGCGACGGGCGGGACGGGGCCGACGGCGCGACGGGGGCGGCGGGCCTCGACGGCCTCGGGTTCGGCGACCTCGAGCTCGTGCACGACGGCGAACGGCGGATCACCGTGCGCGCCGTGGCGGGTGACCGCGTCAAGGATCTCGGGACGGTCGCGTTTCCGTGCGAGATTTACCGCGACGTGTGGACCGCGCGTCACACGTACGAGCGCGGCGATTGCGTGACCTGGGCGGGGTCGGAATGGCACGCCAACGCGGCGACGACGGCGAAACCCGGCGACGGGTCGCCGACGTGGACCCTCAAAGTCAAACGCGGCCGCGACGGCAAAGACGCGCCCGCCGCCGCGTTCGCGGGGGCGCGGTAAATGGCGCTCGACCTCGTCGCCGTCAAACAGCATTTGCAGATCCCGGCGTCGGACACCGACCCCGACGGCGACCTCGACCTGACGGCGAAACTCGCGCAGGCCGAGGCGATCATGTTGGATTACCTCAAGCTCGACGCGCGGCCCGACCCGGCGACCGCGCCGCACGCGAACGGGATCATTGACGCCGCCGTGTTGTTACAGGTCGGCGAGCTCTGGCGGTTTCGCGGGGACGATCCCGGCAGCGATAGCGCGCCGACGACGCCGGGCGACCTGCATCCGACGATTACGAACTTACTTCGCCGGTTACGGGATCCGGCGCTCGCATGATCACGAGCTCGTCGGGCCTCGCGCGGCGCACGCCTGCGGGGCAACGGGTGCACGTCGTCACGTTGCAGGCCCCCGGGTTGCCGATCCCCGACGGCGACGGCGGCGTGATCCAAGGATGGGAGAACCTCGACCCCGCGACCGTGAAGGCGTCGATCACGCCCGCCTCGGCGCGCGACCTCGAGAAACTCGCGTCGGGCACCGTGATCGCGCAGGCGACGCACGTGATCACCTTGCCGTATCACCCGGGCGTCACCACGGCGACGCGCGTCGTGTTTCGCGGGCGGCTGTTCTCGTTGACGAGTGTGATCAACCTCGAGGAGCGCAACGTGCAACTCAAATGCATCGGCGTCGAGGTGGTCGGGTAATGGCGGCCGTCAGTTTCAAGATCGAGGGGTTGACCGAGCTCGCGAATCAACTCGAGGCGTTGCCGACCGATCTCCAACAAGAGGCCCGGGGGATCACGCTGCAACGGGCGCGGGCGGCGATGGACGAAATTCGCGTCGCGTACCCCGCCCGGTTGGGCGACGGGCCCAAGAGTCTCCGCAACCGGCTCAAGGTCACGACCGACGAGTCGACGTTTTCGGCGAGTGCGATCGTGGTGAATACCTCGCCCCTGGCCGCGTTGTTTGAATTCGGGACGCAGGCGCGGCACAAGGCCCTCGGCGCGAGCACGGGCGCGATGCCCCCCGGGCACGTGTTTATTCGGATCACCGTCAAGGAACGCCGCGCGATGTACAACGACGATTTTCGCGCGTTGCTCGAGAAGGCCGGGCTCACGGTCGAGGGGTCGGCGTAATGGCCGACTCGTCGGACATTGACGCCGCCGTGATCGCCCTGTTGCAAAACGATGCGACGTTGCGGGCCGCGATGCCCGACGGCGTGTTTTTCGGCCTCGCGGGCGCGTCGTTCGCGACGGGCAACAACTCGACGCGGTTCGTGCTCGTCTCGATCATCGAAAACATTGACCGGGCCGTGTTCGGCGGGCGCGGGCTCGAGAGTGTGTTGTATCTCGTGCAGGCCGTGTCGTTGTCGGGCGACTCGAAAGGGGCGGCGCGACGGATCGACGAACTGCTCGAGCACCAACCGATCACGGTCGCCGGGTATACCTGGATGTCGTGTGATCGCGAGCAACGCGTCCGGGAAATGGAACGCGACGACGTCGACCCGTCGATCGTGTGGACGCATCGGGGCGGGATGTATCGGATCGAAATGAGTGTCGACGCGGCGACCGTCGCCGCCTGAAAGGGGTTCCAGCATGGCGATCAAGAGCGGGCGCGACGGGCAAGTGTTGTTCGACCCGACGGGGGGCGCGACGCCCGTCGTCGTGTTGTCCCTCAATAAATGGAAACTCTCGCAAAAAACCGGCAAGACGAACGTGACCTGTTTCGGCGATACGAACCTCGTCTACATTCCCGGGTTGCCGGACGTGTCGGGCAGTCTGTCGGGGTTCTGGAATTCCGTCGAACGGACGCTGTTCGCGGCGGCGACCGCTGTCGATCCGGGCATGTTGCAACTCGTGCCGAACACCAACGAACCGACGTTCATGTGGTCGGGCCTCGCGTACCTGTCGGCCGATATCGACACGGCCGTCGAGGGCGCGCCCGCCGTGTCGTCGGAATTCATGGCGGCGGGTCCGTGGACGATGGCTCCGCCGATCGTCCCCTAGATGTTTCGCGGGTCGGTGATCGTGCGCGGCGCGGGGGCGGGCGCGTCGATCCTGTGGGGATCGAACGCGATCCCCGCCGCGACGTTTACCACGTGGACGATCACGAAAGGGAAGGCCCCCGGCGAGTGGTGGCTCGCGGCGGCCGTCGGCCCGGGCGGGATCGACCCGTTCAAACTGCGGCAATCGCGGCTCTACTTCACGGCCCCGCGCCTCGGCGGGTTTTGGATGTGGCCGATCAAAACGGTACAGGTCGGGACCGCCGAGATCCGCGCGTCGCTCGGGCCGCCCGAACACTAGAAAGGCACGGTATGCGATCGCGCGTCGTGATCCCGGAAACCAAACGCCTCGAGCTCACCGACGGCGATTGGATCGTCGTGCGGAAACGCTTGACCCACGGCGAAACCCAAGAGGCGTTTAAACGCCGGTATCTGTCAGGCGTGGACGGCAAACTGCACGTCGACCCCGTGCAGATTGGGCACGCGCAAATTCTCGCGTACCTCGTCGAGTGGAGTCTGACCGACCCCGACGGCACGGTGATCGCGATCAAAGGGCAACCCGCCGAGTACGTCGAGGGCGCGCTCAATTCGTTCGACGACGAGACCGTCGCCGAGATCCTCGCCGCGATCCGCGACCATGAAACCGCGATGTACGCCGCACGTGAGGCGGAAAAAAAAACGATCCCGAGTGGCGCGACCGCATCGTCTCCGACCTCAATATCGCCCGGGTCTGTGGCTGGCGGTACGAGTGGGTCCGTGAACTAGACCCCGAGGTATACCGCGTGCTCGTCGAGGAATTGAACAGCGAAGCGGCGGCGCGGGAGTAAATCCGATATGGCGATGACGGGCCGGTTTGACGCCAACTTCACGTCGTTCTATGACGCCGTGCAAAAGGCCGTGATCGAGCTCAAAGGGTTCGACGCGGCGACCGGGCAAGTCGAATCGTCCATGAACAAGATGGTCGATAGTTTCTCGGGTCGCCAGATCATGACCGAGGCGACGATCATGACCGAGGCGATCGAGAAGATCGGCGGCGCGTCGAAACTGACGGCCGCCGAGCTCGAGCACGTCGGCAATGTCGCCGCCGAGGCCGCCGAAAAGTATCGCGCCTGGGGCGGCGAAGTCCCCGCCAACATTCAGAAGTACGCCGACGCGGCGGCGGCGGCGAAAACGCAGACCGACGATTGGGGCGCGGCGATGTCGGCGTTTGCGGGGTTCGCGTCGGCGATGGGGCTCCAATCGGGGCTCGCGATGATCACGTCGTTTACCAAAGAAACCCTCGCGGCCGCCGAGCAACTCGACAAACTGCGCGCGCAAACCGGGATCGGCGCGGAAACCCTGCAACGGTTTCAGGCGGCGGGCGACGCGGCGGGCAACACGCTCGCGCAACTCACGGGCGCGTCGCTCAAACTCACGGAGAACCTCGCCGGGAACAAAGGATCGACGATCACCGCGCTCGAGGATCTCGGGATCTCCGTCGAGAATTTTAAAAACCTCTCCGCCGAGGAACAGTTTCGCGCGATCGCCGAGGCGATCAAAGAGATCCCGGGCCCCGCCGATCAGGTCACGACCGCTTTCGCCCTCATGGGGGCGAAAGGCGTGACCGTGCTCCCGACCCTCAAGGCCGATATTGAGGGGATCTCGGCGGCGACCAAGGTGATGTCTGAGGATACGACGACGTTTTGGGCGAACGCCGCGAACAACATCAAACGTACTTCGCAGGATATGAAAGTCTCCTTCGCCGATTGGGTCAATTACATGTATGGCGGCTGGACCGCCAACGAGCGCGCCGCGAAGGCGTTCGCCGATGAACTAAAAAATCTGGTCGCGACGGTCCCGACGCCGGGCCCGTTCGTCGGCCTCGTCCCGCCCGAACTCCCGGGCGACCTCGCGAACGTGACGGCCGACCTCGACGCGACCGCGCTCGCCCTCATTCGCAACGAGAAAGAGACGGCCGCGTGGCAAAAAATCTTCGACGAGATGCATAAGACCACGTTCGAGCTCGCGATGCAGCACGAGAAGCAATGGCGCGAGGAATCGGACAAACAACTCAAGGCGCACAATCAGACCGTGATCGACGGCCTGAAGGAAACCAAAGACGCGCAGGCGAAGTACTTCGACGCGCTCGATAAGGAATATCTCGACTCGACCGACTACGCGATCAAAAAGATTTGGGAAAAGGTCAACGCTGAAAAACTCGCGTTCAAAGGATCCGAGGAACAACGCGCCGCGTATAACGCCGCCGTCGACGCGATGGGCGACGCCCAAACCGACGCGATCATGAAAAAGGCCGCCGAGGCCGACGCGAAAAAGGCGGCCGCGTCCGACGCGGCGGCCGCGCGCGAAATTGCGACGATCATGAACACGTCGGCGAAAACGCAAGCCGAGCTCGACAAGATGTCGCTCGCCGCCAACGCCGCCTTTAATAAGATTCTCGCCGACGCCAATACGACCGTGGAAACGCTCGGCAACGTCGCGACGGCGGCCTCGGTGGCCGGGTACAACGCGCGCCTGAACCCGAACGGGATCGACTCGAGCGGGTCGTCATTTGCGGGCATGGGCGGGACGATCAACCCCAACGGGTCGGGCGCGGGGATCCCCGACACGCCCGAGGGCCGGTTGGCGATCCTCGCCGCGCAACAGGCGCGCAACCCGCTGCAACCGATCAACACGGCGTACCTGTTCGCGGGCATGCCCACGACGTATCAGGCCCCGACCTACAGCGGCCCGGGCACGACGAGCGGCGCGGGGTTCTCGCAAACGGTCAACGTGACGCAACCCCTCGGGACGTCGGACGCGATCGCGCGCGCCGTGAGTGACGCGCTCGCGCAATACATGCGCGCGCAGGGTGTGCGGTTGCCGTACGGGACATGAAACTCACCAACGCCGTCTCGGGGATCGCGCGGTCGGGGGCGACGCGGTCGGGCTATCCCGTCCTCATGGGCGCGCGCGTCCCGTTGTACGCCCTGTCGAATATCGCGCGGTCGGGCGCGACGCGGTCGAATTACGTCGGCACGAAAACGTATATCAACATCGGCGGGATCGACTACGGATGGGGGCGCGTCGGCGTCGGCGTCGGCGTCCTGGCCGAGTCCCTCACGAAAAACGACGCGATCAACAACACCCCCGTGACGCTGCAATTTACCGCGCGGGGCTGGATCCCGGTCGAGGGCGCGGACGTCGTGGTCACCCTCGGCAGTCGCAACAATCAAGGGCGGCTGTTTGGCGGGACGATCCTGAGCACGCGGCATCGGTACGTCGGCGACGATCCGATCGCGCGCAACATGCTGTACGACGTGTCGTGTATCGACTACTCGTGGGCCCTCGACCGGCGCAAGGTCTCGGGCAACTACACCAACGCCAGCGTTGCCGCGATTGTCGCGAGTCTGATGACCTGGGCCCCCTCGGGCTACACGACGCGCGTCGACCCCGACATCGGGGCCGAGATCCTCGATCAGATCACGTTCACGGAACAAGGGCTGTCGAGCGCGTTCGCGCAACTCGCGAAACGCGTCGGCGGCGATTTTCTGTGCGACTTCTCGAAAGTCGTGCACCTGTTTTACGACAATACCGCCCTCGCGCCGCCGACGATCGTCAACGTCGTGCACCCGTCGCTCGCGAACATCCAATTTACGCGCGACCTGTCGCAAGTCGCGACGCGCGTGCTCGGGAGTTTCGGCGGGTCGACCGCGCTCGAACAGGTCGCGCCCGGCGACATCTGGATTCCGGTCGAGACGGCCGCGTGGTATCTGCCGGGCGGCGGCGTCGTGCTCGTTGGGCAACAACGCGTGTCGTATGGCGGGATCGTGGTCGGCGGCGGCGGCTCGCTCGTCGGGCCCGGCGCGGCCCCGACCGGCGCGCCCAACGCGGCCCTGCTACCCGGGGCGGGCGTCGACGTCGGATCGCACGACTATGCGGTCACGTTCAAGACGGCGAGCGGCGAGTCGATCGCCGGGCCCCGGATCACCGTGCCGGTCGGGCTGTTTCTCGCGCCGCCGACCGCGCCGACCCCCGGCGCGCCCGGGCCCGGCGCGGGCCCCGATCCCGGCGTGCACGACTACGCCGTGTCGTTCGTGATCAGTACCGGCGAGACCGTGCCCGGCCCGCGCGTGAGTGTGAGTACGGGTCTCCTGTCGCCGCCTGACACCGCGCCGACGCCCGACCGTGTCGATCCCGGCCCCGGCCCCGATCCCGGCACGCACGATTACGCCGTCGCGTTCGTCACCGCGACCGGGGCGACCCCGGCGGGCCCGATCGGCTCGCAGATTACGACCGGCGTCGCGTCGCCTCCGGGCAACGGGCCCAATCTCGCGGTCGCGACGGGCCCGGGCGTGGACACCGGATCGCACGCCTATGCCTGCACGTTCGTGACGGCGAGCGGCGAAACAACGCCCGGCCCGCTGACGTCGATCCAGACCGGCGCGGCGGGCCCGCCTGCCGACACGCCGACGTCGTCGCCGAGTTGTCAACAGTATCCGGGCTCGGGCAACTACTCACCGGGCCCGGGCGGCGGCAATGTCGGCGATTGGGTCTCCTACTCGGTGACGTATACCAAGGACGCCGGGGGAACCTGGGCCGACGAGTCGGCGATGGGACCGGGGTCATCCGCGATCCAGATTCAAGCGTATGTGGGCGGGCCTCCGAATCAATGTTTGCGGACGGTTTCGATTGGCGCACCGCCCCCCGGCGTGACGGGCACCCGACTCTATGTGAGTGTTAACGGCATGACCCCGGCGATCCTGACGTGGTTTTATACGTCGAATTATCCGTCCGGCGTCTCCGGGTACGTCGTGTCTGGGATGCCGACGCAGGGATGGTACCCCGGCCCTGGGCACGGCCCCGCCGCGAATGTCGTCAACGTGTCGAATATTCCGACGAGCGCGGGCGCGGTCACCGCGCGCAAACTCTATCGGCAATCGGGCGGCGCGGGGTTGCGGCTCGTCGCGACGATCGGCGGCAACACGACGACGACGTACACCGACACGACCCCCAACGCCAGCCTCGGGGCCGCCGCGCCCGGCACCAACACGGCGATCGCGCAATCGGTGCACCTGTCGGGGATCCCCACCGGCCCGACCGGCGTCACCGGGCGCGCGCTCTATCGGCGCTCGGGCGGGCAGGGGTTGCGGTTCGTCGCGACGATCGCGGGCAACGGCGCGACGACCTACACCGACACGACGCCCAACGCGAGCCTCGGGGGCGCGCCGCAAGGCTCGAGCACGGCGACGCTGCAACAGATCCCGCTGACGGCGATCCCGCTCGGCAGCAGTCTCGTGACCGCGCGCAAGGTGTACCGGACCCCCGCGAACAGCGGCGGCGGGGCATTGAAGTTAGTCGCCACGATCGCGGACAACACGACGACGACGTTGGTCGATACCGTGCCCGACGCGGCCCTCGGCGCGGCCGCGTTGACCGTGAGCACC